CTTCTAGTGTCAGCTCACGCACTGTCCAAGGCCATTGTATTTCCGGCCAGTCTGGCTTTTTAAAAGGCTCTTCGATGACAGTATCATCAACAACAACTTGGTCCCATAGTTGGATCTTTAAACGTTGAATTTCGCCTTCATCAACACCCAGTACACGCATAAGCTTAATCAGCTTAATGCCAAGCCGTTGTCCTGGGCGCCATCCTGTAGTGTATCCACAGTTAAAACAATGGTATCCAATACGGACTTGTTCAAACTTTAGGCCGCCACGGCGCTTTGAATCCGGTCTGTGGCCATTTTGGACACACATAGGACAGTTCATGGTCAACCAACCATTGGATGTTGTTTTTAATGTGGGCAGGTGTGCCCGAAGCGTATTCTCAACTAAACTCATATAGAGCTAGTTTATACTCTTATAAGGACTTTGTCAAGTGTGCCTGCGTTCGAAGGCGAGTTGGTTTTAACTATTCTAAGCCAGCGAACACCAGCGTAATAGTTATATGGGTCAATGCCAGTGTATCCATTGAAGTTTAAAATTGGAGTGGTATAATCTTGTGGCTTTAAGTTTGCCCACAATGTGTCACCAGCAACCAATTCGTCCATTGTACCTTGGACAACAACGGTTCCTGACCAATTGGTTGCATACACACCAACTGTGAACAGGCTTGTATCTTTTCTGAAGAATTGCGGGCCGTTAAAGGCACTTGACATCATAATACCATTTGAATTGGTGTATGATGTCACTTCTGTTGTGCTACGACTAGTAGGCACTACTGCATCTTTAACTTCAATGTCAAACGCACCTTGCATTGCCCTGTTCCACGTTAGTGCAGTTTCCAAACCTTCAGCATTGATGAATGTGGCCCCAAGTGCATAAATTCCGTTGCTTAGTGTCATTAGGTCTCGGGCAAATACTACAATCTGGGCTTGTCCATTCTCAGCAACAACAGGCATTGCACGTCGACGGAATATTGTTGCGCCCGTTTCTCTATCCCACATTGTGATAGTAATTTCTCTGCGTAACAAGCTAACAGGGCGGCGATCGCTGCCGGTAATGGTTAAATCTAATAGATTATCAACTCCCTTAAACCAAACAATACGTTGATCAGTGTAAGATGGGGCATGCCTAGTAGTACTAGGGCCCGTGCCGGCACCGGAATAATTTAAAGTTGCTGTTGGAATGCTTGAATTGAGTGTTGCCATAGCATTATTTAGCTGACTGAGCTTTTTAGAATGCTAAGTACTTCGATGGATAATAAAGTCAAAGAATTCCTAGAACGGTTCCCGTTTATGAGCTTGGTGCGGTATGGCGACCAAGAGTTAGTAGGTATCATTCAAAATAGTGACCAAACGGTGGTCACTATGTACGTCTACAACTTGCTCAAAGATGAAACAGATAAAATGCTGTTTGTAGAAATGGGAGAAGAATGGTGGTGGGGCAGTAATCGTCTGCTACCTATTAACATTGTTCTCAAAGAACCCATGCGCAGATTTGCATATGCCCTAAAAACTTATAGCACTAAAGATTTTGAAATGCTACATGGTTATCAAACCAGCTTAACTAACGTAATTACCAAACGAACAAAACGTCGTCAAATTAGTTTAGTTAGGAAGATGCATTAACTAAATCCGTAGCCAATTTCCTCACAGATTAAATTCATTTGTGCCACAATGGCCACTGCATAAGCTGTTGCGTGGCTCTTCTTAAAGAAGTAATCATCATTCTCCGGCTTCGTCCACACTTCCTTCATAATCGTCGTCCATGATTTCCCAATCAGATAACGTTTGGCTGGGCGAATCATAGCAAGGACGGCAGATAATTGTTCCACGGAAGTCGGTAGGGTCTTCCGGATTATATCTCCATGCCCGTTCAAATGAAATAACAGATTTACAAAGTCGTTGTCCTGTAGTAAATCCCATAATGGCTCCTGGTTGGCTAATCGATCTAAATGTTCTTTGCTTTGTACTTTTTGATAGAGACTGACATTAAGCAAGTCAACTTTAAAAAATCCAAGTTCGTCAGCCTCTTTATAATCAACACTGCACCAACTGGTGTATGGGTTCACTGGCACTGGATGGAAGTACACGCCAGTCTTATGCTTCTGCTTGGTTTTGTTTGGCATCGAAAGTGATGCAGGAACATGTGGCAGAATTTTTAACAGTTGCTCTCTGTCAGCAAAGTCAATGTCTACGTCAGGGTGACTCATTTAATTGTTTTTCTAAGTAGGTCTAAAAGTACTTGTTGTTGATTTTTAATTTCTTCAACTTCTGCATTCATCGCATTGAGTTTTTCTATGAAGGCAAGCAGACGGAGTTCCAGCGATTCGTATCGAGGGCCTGCTGCATTGTCGTGTTGATCCACGTTACTTCGTCGGGGTTTTTTTCTAATTTCTTTATCCACCATTTTGTATCCACATGTTTAGCAACTGTATCAATTTGGCCAGGTTCCATTCTATCTAATAATTTCTGGGCGGCCTCTGTGCTATAAATTATCCAAGGACTCAGTTTCCCAAGTACTACCATATTCATTCCAGCTGCCGGTGAAATCTTATTAAAAAAGTCTTGCCAATTATTCCCAGTTGTGTCTCCCCATTCCTGCATGGTGAGTATAGTTCTTTCTAATGCACGATCGGCAGTTTCTTTCTTAGAAGCCTCTTGTACATATAGTTGGTAAGTTCCTGGCTTCTGCCAGTCGCTTAGTCTTATTCCCATCTTAAAAATCCAATGAATGAATTTGTCGCTTTCGAGGGGACGAAGTTCTATTAAGTAGTTAGCAAATTTTACAAAGCTGGTATAATCGCGGCTCCCAATGAAATCGTCGACTGTTTTAGTTTTTTTGGCAGAGGGGCTAACATATTTTATAAAGTCAGACCATACCGCAAAAGCAATGCGACTATCTGTGTCATCTTTGCACATCCACCTACGCTTTTTTTCACACATGTGACTACTCAATGTTCTTTCGCGGGCGAATGCGGCATTGCAGAATTTGCATTGATAGTCTTGTACCATTATTTAAACAAATCCTTAAGATCTTTATTGCCCATGTTTTTGGCCACAGCAATGTCTTCTAGTACTGCATTTCCATTTACAGTTCTAAACAATTCAATTTCATCATCGCTCATTGCAGGAAACTGCTCAATTAACCATGCAGTTAGTTTGTCTTTCTTGGCATTCCTTGGAGGGATAAATTCATGTCGTTGTTTAAACCCCAGGCCGCATAGTGCAAGCACTCGCCAACGCAATTCTTCATGTTTGCTTGACGTTGCAATATAATCAATGTTACTGTAGTCGTTGACATTTAGCAAATATTGCTCCTGCACCTCTCGACTACCTTGTACTTGGCTGGCCCAACGTTGCACCATGAACGTGCTTAATGCCTTAACATCCTCTGGCTCCAATTTGGCATAGTAGTCACCCTTACGAAGGTCAACTGCTGCCATAACTTGTTCGATTGGAAGTTTGTATGCCGCACTTGCTGGTGCTTTCTTTTTAGTAGCCATATGCTATTTTAAAACCAAATTTTGTTTAAGTCAAGTACTTCAGGGACCTTATTTGTTTCTTTTAAGAAGTATGCACATGGCGGTTCTGCGCCAGCTTCAAGCGGCACAGCCAATATATGACCAAACTTTAATTTGGGAACATACCATTTTACTTCTTGATAAATGTTAACGACTTCAACCTTATGCCACTCTGGTCTATATCCGTTAATGGGGTTAAACACAAACGTACTAAAGCCACGGTCGTTTAAACTCATGACATTAATTATCTCAGGTTCACCGTGATCGGGTTCTCCAATGATCAATGACCAATCCAAAGGAACCTTTAGTTCGTGCTTGCCTATTCTTAATACGGCTGCTGGGCAACTAAAGCTTTCGAGAAACACCAAGGGAACAAACATATAGTCTACCTCTGCTGGGTTACTATAGTCCAACACCCCATAGCGAAGATCCTCATCGATCTCCTCAGGTAATCTGTCGAGATCATATGTTAGATTATCAACTGTTAAGATGTTCATTTATAAATTACCTTTTCTGTTTTATGTGGGTAGCTTGCATCATCGTAAAATTTCTTACGTTTGGCTAAATGCCGTTTTGCAAACTTTGCTGTACTTGTAATGTCCCAGATCTGGACAAAATCTTTATCTTGTGCTTTTCTAATGCCACGGCCGATACTTTGAATAACTCTAACAAAGCTTTTGCCGGGCTCAACAAGAACTAGATTAAAGATGCGGGGGATATTAATACCAACAGATGCCACACCATATGTTGCAACGATAATTTTGTTATCGCTTGTTGTAATCTCATCGTACTCTTCCTTGCGGGCCTTTGACTTCATCGAGCCCGATACAAATACGCTATCTGGTAAACGCTCCACAATCATTTTGCCACAATTTACACGGTCTACCAACACCAGTGTATTGCCACTGGCACTGATTGCCTGTATAGTTCGAGCAAGTTCATCTATTCTCTTTTCATTGGATGTTAGGAATGTTAGTTCTTCTTGATAGGTTGTATACTCAACTTTATCATCAAACTGCAACACCTTAACATGACACTGTGATAGCACACCCATGTCCTGCAATTCGCTTGCTTGTAATCTATGCAACACAGGGCCCAGGCATGCAAACAGGCTAATGTATTCATGCTCTTCTTTTGGTATAGTCCCAGTTAGTCCCCAACGAATTGGAACATTTGCAAACGGTCCCGTTAGCATTGCACGTAGTACATCTGCCTTGGCCATGTGGACCTCGTCAACAATTACTGCAACCAAGTTGTCAGTAAAGGCATCCATACCAATTTCACTGATGCCTTCCTTGTTGCGTTTAATCAATGTATTAATACTTTGCCAAGTTGCAATTGTATGTGTATGTCCAAGATCCTTTTCGTCTCCAAAGTACACACCAACATCCAAGCCCATGTTGACATAGTCAGCATGTGTTTGACGCACAAGGTCTTTGTTTGGTACGATAACAACTGTACGCCCAAATGGTTCACAGC